CTGGCGCAGATCGTGCGGAAGCTGAACGCCGGCTTGCGTTGACAGAAAATTGACGTTGCAACAATTTCTCTGTTGACTTCGGGGCAGTTTTCCGGTACAAAACAAGTACGCTGAGATGATGTGCGCCCGGCCGGGGAGACCCGAGCCGGGCGTTCTCTTTTCGGCCGAGCGTTCTCTTTGGTGGGGAGACCGAGGTGGCGGAAGGCGACGCGACGCGAGGCAAGGCGGCGCGACCGCGGCGGGCGGCCAGCCCTCGACCCTCGGCAACGGCGAAAACAGCGGCCGGCAGTCGGCAGGACGAGACTGCGATGCCGATCGAGGTGCTGCTCGGCACCATGCGGGCGCTCTGGCAGGCCAGCCGCGACCGGGCCGGCCAAGTGGTCGACGCGAAGACGGCGGCCGCCGCGGCCAGCCTGGCGAAGGATGCGGCACCCTACGTCCACCCGCGCCTGGCGACCGTCGATGCGCCGGTGGAGCAGGGCTTCGGGCGGCTCAGCGATGCCGAACTCGACGAGCGGATCCGGCGGCTGCTGCCGGCGCAAAACCCGTGCGTGAAGACCTAGGCGGCCGGCCGCGGCGGCTCGAGCTGCTGGCGCTGCTGGAAGAGCGCGAACGGCGCCGCGAGGGCCGCCGCACGCTGAAGGACTACGCGCCCTATCCGCAGCAGGCGGCCTTTCATCGCGCCGGCGCGACGCAGCGCGAGCGGCTGTTCATGGCCGGCAACCAGCTCGGCAAGACCAAGGCCGGCGCCTCGGAGTGGGCGATGCACCTGACCGGGCGCTATCCGCACTGGTGGGAGGGGCGGCGGTTCGACCGGCCGGTCCGGCTCTGGGCGGCCGGGGTGACGGCGGAGTCGACGCGCGACAACCCGCAGCGGCTGCTGATCGGCCCGCCGGGCGCGCGCGAGCTCTGGGGCAGCGGCGCGATCCCGCGGCAGGACCTGCTGCACTGGACCCTGGGACGCGGGCTCGCCGCGGCGATCGACACGGTGGCGGTGCGGCACGCGAGCGGCGGACGCAGCTTCCTCGCCTTCAAGAGCTACGAGCAGGGGCGCGAGAAATGGCAGGGCGAGACGCTGGACGGCGTCTGGTTCGACGAGGAGCCGCCGCTGGCGATCTACAGCGAAGGGCTGACGCGCACCAGCGCGACCGGCGGCATGACGGTGCTGACCTTCACGCCGCTGCTCGGCATGAGCGAGGTGGTGCGCTTGTTCCTGAACGATGACGGCAAGAGCGGCGCGGCGCGTGGCGTCACGCGCATGACCATCGAGGATGCGCTGCACTTTACCGCCGAGGAGCGCCGCGCGATCGCCGACGCCTATCCGGCGCACGAGCGCGAGGCGCGCACCAAGGGCACGCCGCAACTGGGCTCCGGCCGGATCTTCCCGGTGCCGGAAGAGAGCCTGGCGGTGCCGGCCTTCGCCCTGCCGGCGCACTGGCCGCGGCTGGGCGCGCTCGACTTCGGCTGGGAGCATCCCACGGCGGCGGTGGAGCTCGCCTGGGACCGCGACGGCGACTGCCTCTACGTGACGCGCTGCTACCGGGTGCGCGAGGCGACGCCGGTGCTGCATGCCGCGGCGCTCAAGGCCTGGGGCGCCTGGCTGCCCTGGGCCTGGCCGCACGACGGCAACAACGACACGGCGGCGGGCCGCAACCTCGCCACGCAGTACCGCGAGCAGGGGCTGCGGATGCTGCCCGATCACGCGCAGTTCGAGGACGGCGGCAACGCGGTGGAGGCGGGGCTCATGCAGCTCCTGGACCGCATGCTGACCGGCAGGCTCAAGGTCTTCGACCACCTCGCCGGGTGGTTCGAGGAGCTGCGCCTCTATCACCGCAAGGAGGGCCGGGTGGTGAAGGAGCAGGACGACCTGATGAGCGCCACGCGCTACGGCGCGATGATGCTGCGCTTCGCGCGCCTGCCGCCGGGCGCGGCGCGCGCGCCGGCGGCGCAGGACGGCGACTACGATCCGATCGGCTACGGCTTCGGGGGCGACTAGCGATGGTCGTTCTGCCGCTCACCGTCGGCGCGGTGGGACAGGTGCTCTACAACCTGCGCGCCGCCGACCGCCGCGAGATCGAGGCGACCGTGCATCGCTTCGACAGCGACGCGCTGGCGCACGCCACCTGCGCCTGCCGGCTGGGCTTCGTCGCCGCGGCGGAGGAACCGCTGTCGCCTGAAGGCTATGGCGGCGCAAGGCTGACGCCGGTCGCCGTGCTGGCGGCGGGCGAGCTCTGGCCCGGCGTCTGGCAGCTCGGGCTCTTCGCCACGCCGCGCTGGCCGGAGGTGGGTCGCGGCGTGACGCGCTTCGCGCGCCGCTGGCTGAAGCCACGGCTGCTGGCCCTGGGTGCGCATCGCGCCCAGGCCTTCTCGATCGCCGACCATGACGAGGCACAGCGCTGGATGCTGCGCCTGGGCGCGCACTGCGAGGCGACGCTCGCCGGCTGGGGCAAGGGCGGCGAGGACTTCAAGGTTTTCGTCTGGCGGCGGGACCGCCAAGGAAGGGAGAGCGAGTCATGTGCTTCATGAAGGCACCGAAGATCGAGGCGCCGGAACCGCCGCCGCAGCCGGACGAGCCGGAACAGGCGGCGCGCCGCCGCGCCGAGCTGGCGGCCGCGGCGCCGGGCCGCGACGCGCTGCGGCTGACCGGGCCGCTCGGCGTGCCGAACTACCAGGGCGGCGCCACCTCGCTGCTGCTGGGCTGAGGCGATGGCAGAGGTCGCCATGACGGAGAGCAGGGCCAAGGCGCTGTTGCAGCGACAAGCTGCGCTCGCCAGCGAACGCAGCACGGCCGAAGGGCACTGGCAGGAAATCGCCGAGCTCTTCACCCCTTTCCGCGCCGACTTCCAGGGTCGCACGGCGACGCCGGGCGAGAAGCGTCTGGCGCGCGTCTTCGACGGCACCGGCGGCCAGGCCTCGGAGAACCTGTCGAGCGCGCTCTGGGGCATGCTGACGAACAGCGCCAACGCCTGGTTCGAACTGCGGCCGCGCGATCCGGCGCTGGCCGAGTCGGCGGAGGTGAAGACCTGGCTGGAGCGGGCGCGCGACCGCATGCTGGCGACCTTCGCCGCCGGCGGCCAGCGCTTCTACGCACGCGCAGTCGACCTCTACAGCGACCTGGTGAACTTCGGCACCGGCATCTTCTACGAGGAGGAGGCGCCGGCGCCCGGCAGCATCTTCTTCACCTGCCGGCACCTGGCCGAGTGCTATATCGCCGAGAACCAGTACGAGCAGGTCGACACCGTGTTCCGGCGCTTTCGCTGGACAGCGCGGCAGGCGCTGCAGCGCTGGCCCGAGAGCGGCGGCGACAAGCTGAAGGAGGCGGCGGAGCGGCGGCCCGACCAGCAGCTCGGCTTCCTGCATGCCGTGCTGCCGGCGGCGGACTACGAGGGCGAGCGCCGGCTCGGCCACGGCCAGGGCTGGTGGTCGGTCTACCTCTGCGAGGACGACGGCCGCATCCTGTCGGAGGGCGGCTACCACGAGTTCCCCTACCAGGTGCCGCGCTGGTCGCAGCGCTCGCGCTCGGTCTACGGCGACAGCCCGGCGATGCTGGCGCTGCCCGACGCCAAGATGCTGAACCAAATGAGCCAGGCGACGATCAAGGGGGCGCAGAAGGCGGTCGATCCGCCGCTGCTGGCTCCTCACGAGGGCTCGATCCCTCGCGGGATCCGGATCAGCACGCGGGCCAGCGGCGTCATCTACGGCGGCATGGACGCGCAGGGCCGGCGGCTCTACGACACGCTGGAGCCGAAAGGCGCCATCGGGCTTGGGCTCGAAATGGAAGAGCAGCGCCGCGTCGCGGTGCGGGAGGCCTTCTACGCCTCGCTCCTGATGCTGGTGAGCCAGCCGGGCCGGACCGCGACCGAAGTGCTGGCCCTCCAGGAAGAGAAGATGCGCCTCATGGGGCCGCACCTCGGTCGCGTGCAGAGCGAGTTTCTAGACCCGCTGGTCGAGCGGGTGTTTGGGCTGCTGATGCGGGCCGGGCAGATACCGCCGCCGCCGGATGAGCTGGACGGCCAGCGGGTGGAGGTCGAGTACGTCTCCCCGATGGCGCGGGCGCAGAAGGCGAGCGAGGCCCATGCGGTGGCCCGCACGCTGGAGATCGCCGCTCCGATGGCG